TTTACCCAAAAAATAAACCACACAATTTATAAAAAGGTTGACAACTGTTGCGAAAGTGCTACAATAAGTATACATTAGGAGATTCCGACAACCATGTCTTTACTACCCAAAGCAGCTCCCCGCGTTAACTATCTCAACAACAGAGATATCCTCAAAGAAATACATGCCAGCAAAAATACCTACTGCTGGTACCAAGACCGTGATCTAGATCACCAATACGATATTATTCTGCCCAGTGCAGACCGGATCAATCAGCGTACCATTGTTGAAGCACGTAAAACTCGTGCTGACCGTATCAAACGCGAAACTGGCAACGTAATTGATCAAAAGAAAATTCCCAACACAGATCTTGTGTTTCGAATCACCACCTGGGATCATATTCCCATGGCTCCCAAAAAGATCACCAAGGCCGAAGCCAAAAAACGTCGACTGGAAGAAATTCTGGATCTAGATGATGCACAAGAAGATGATCCACTAGCAGACCTACTCGACGAACCTGTACTGGACATGAATCATGTGCGACTGAACTTTCCTCCATTTGAACACTATCGATTGGATGACAACAAGACGCCATTTATTGTGGGTCGCAGTCACTGGCGGGGTGACTTGGCAACAGGCGAGTTTTGCCGCGAACATGGCGCTATGACTCGCAAACTGGCCACCATGTTCATGAAGCTGTGCGAACGCTATGCCACAAGATCAAACTGGCGCGGTTATACCTACAACGAAGAAATGCGTGGCCAGGCCTTGCTGCAACTCAGCCAAATTGGCCTGCAGTTTGACGAATCAAAATCGCAGAACCCATTTGCCTACTACACCGCTGCCATCACCAACAGCTTTACTCGAATACTCAACATTGAGAAAAAGAATCAAAACATACGTGATGACATCCTGGAGATCAATGGCTTAAATCCTTCATGGACTCGGCAAAACTCCGGGAGCAAGAGCATGGCAGCCTTGTCCGGACCGGTTGTGAGCAGCCTGGATAGTGTAGTAAACTCACTAGATGAGTAATCTTTTTAAAAAGGCTGCAGTATTCACTGACATCCACTTTGGTCTTAAATCCAATAGCACGTTACACAACGAAGACTGTTTGGATTTTGTAAAATGGGCCACTGCCAAGGCACAGGAACAAGGTTGTGAAACCTGCTTGTTCCTGGGAGACTGGCACAATCATCGTGCCAGTATCAACATTGTGACCTTGAACTACAGCCTGCAGGCCCTGGAGCACATGAACAACAATTTTGAACATGTGTATTTTATTCCGGGCAATCACGACCTGTACTATCGAGACAAACGTGATATTCAAAGTGTGGAGTTTGCCAAACACTTGCCTCGTATTACGATCTGCAATGATTGGTTTGCCAAAGACCATGTGACCATTGCTCCTTGGCTGTGCGGCAACGATTACAAACGCTTGCCTGCCATGACTGGCAAGTACTTGTTTGGGCACTTTGAACTGCCGGGATACCTCATGAATGCCATGGTGGCCATGCCCGATCATGGCGATATCCGGCGTGAAGACCTATCGGGCTTTGATCATGTGTTTACTGGACACTTTCACAAGCGACAGACCAAAAAGAACATCACCTATATTGGCAACTGTTTCCCCCACAACTTTGCTGATGTCGGCGACGATGACCGTGGCATGATGATCCTGGAATGGGGTCAGGAACCTGAGTACCATGCCTGGCCCGATCAACCCACCTATCGTGTGTACAGCCTGGGCAACTTGATTGACAATGCTGCTGTGTTGTTGCGTCCCAAGATGCATGTGAAAGTGGAACTGGACATTGACATCTCTTACGAAGAAGCCAACTTTATCAAAGAAACGTTTATCAAGCAGTATAACTTGCGTGAAATGAGCCTGATTCCTTCCAAACGCAGTGATGTTGGCAAGGATGCTGCACCCGGAGAAGTCAAATTTGAGTCAGTGGATCAAATTGTAACTGATCAGATTACCAACATTGAGTCAGAATTCTATGACTCAAAGCTACTGTTGCAAATCTATCAAAATCTATGATCTATTGTGTGTGGTATCCATCAGGCGGATTTGGCCATTTTTTGAATGGCGTGCTGACGCTATATGGAGAAAATTTTGTACGCCCTCAAGGTACCTTGAATTTTTCACCCAATGGTAATAGTCACAATCTTGATGTTGTTGTTCCAAAATATTTTCATAATCATTGGCCACACGAGTTTGAATTTGATAAAAATAAAAATTACTCTGTGCTAATAGATAACGGTATAAACAACGAAAGTGAAGCCTTTAAGACTACTTTTCCAAACGCCACTGTGATTAAAATTTGTTATACTGATCACAGCTGGCCGGTTGTTGCTCGTACAATGATCGACAAGGCCATGGAAAGTACTATTGAATTAGAATTACCAACCGACGAGTGGGACGTTGATGAGCCATTTTCTAGACGAGAAAAATATTTTTTGTTCTTGAGAGATCACCAATTAAAAAATGCCTGGCGGCCTCAAGACAAAAATTTTATAAATGTCGAACACTTGTTTGACTACAACAATTTTTATAGCAGGTTGAATAAATTTGTAGAGATAGCGTGCTTTAGAGACATTTGGCATCAATGGCGAACAGCCAATTCTGAATACATTGATACAGTTGAAACAGCCAACGTGGCCATGCAACATATCAAAAACAAACAAACATTCAATCTGCGTCAGATCACTGATGTCTGGGATCAGGCAGTGATTTACTATTACTTTTGGCTTGAGTTTGGTGTCGAAGTTCCGCACAATGACTTTGCAAACTGGATAGACTCCACTGATCAGCTTCGAGCACTATTATGAATAAACCAAACATCTTGTTAAGAGATGACAATTTTTTATCCCGTCAAGAGATTGAATTTTATCAGTCTCTAATGCCTAACGGTTGGACCCCGGGGCCGTCGATACAAGACATTAAATACTTTTCAAAGGATCTGTACCAGCACTATCAGTGGAACGGTGACTGGGATTCTCCACAGTGGTTGGATTCTACACCACCAGAATGGGAAACTTTGTATGACAAAATTGCCAAACTTCTACCCAAACACTATGTACACTGGATTGATCTAAAGATAACCCCACCGTTATCAACTGGTACTCCTGTGCATCGAGACAAAGATCCTTGGATATCCGGGGGAGACGCCACTAGATTTTCTCGTGCAATTAGTGTATTATGTAATATTAATCATGTGTGGGATCCGTTATGGGGAGGAGAGTTTGTTCTGCATGTTGAACAAAACAATCAGATAACAGAGCACAGCAAGATACCTATTTGTCCTGGACAACTACTGATCATAGAAAATTGTTATCACAGCATTGCACCAATTGTTGCACACGACCGTAGCAGACTTACTTTTATTTTACATGTTTTGGAATATCGATGATCCATATTAAAAAACTGTCAGTACGCAACTTCATGAGTGTGGGCAATGCCACACAAGGCATTGACTTTGATCGTAGAGATCTTACCCTGGTACTGGGTGAGAACCTGGACCTGGGCGGCGATGGCTCACGCAACGGCACAGGCAAAACCACTATTATCAATGCCTTGAGCTATGCCTTGTACGGCAATGCTCTTTCAAACATTCGCAAGGACAACCTTGTGAACAAGACCAACAGCAAGGGCATGCTGGTGGGTCTGGAGTTTTCAGCAGGCGGACAGGACTACAGAATTGAACGTGGTCGCAAGCCCAATGTGCTGAAATTCTATGTCAACAACGAAGACAAGAGTTCCAGAGACGATGCGCAAGGCGACAGTCGTGAAACACAAGAAGACATTGAACGACTGTTGGGCATGAGCCACGACATGTTCAAGCACATCTTGGCGCTGAACACCTATACCGAACCGTTCTTGAGTTTGAAAGCCAATGATCAACGCACCATAATTGAGCAGTTGCTGGGCATTACTTTGTTGAGCGAACGTGCAGATCGTATTCGCGAAATCAACCGTGAAACCAAAGATGCTATCACTCAGGAAGAAATGCGTATACGTGCCTTACAAGAAGCCAACAAACGCATTCAAGAACAAGTAGAAAGTCTCAAACGCAGACAAGTGCTGTGGCAACAGAAATACAACAGCGATCTTGCGTATCTTGTGGCGCAGTACGACAATCTGGTGGTGGTGGATATTGAATCTGAACTACGTGCTCATCACGCCCTGGCCACCTGGACAGAGCGTAAAAAACAAGCAGATGCTCGAGTAAAGATGTTGGCATTTCAAACTGCGTGGCAACAAACACAAAACAAAGACATTTTGGAACTGCAGGCCAGTTACAATGGTCTCAGTCACATCAACATTGAAGCAGAACTACAAACACATACTGATTTGGCTGAGTACTTGACCAACACACGATTGCTGGAAGAACGTGATCGCGAAGTAGCTAGACTGGGTCGCGAGATTGATCGCGAGACTGGCCTAGTTGAAAAACTACGAACTGAGATTGCTACGCTGGAAGATCATCGGTGCTATGCATGCGGTCAGGAGTTTCATGATGACCAGCATGCTACTGTGTTGGCACAAAAACAGGCCATGCTGGCCGAAGCCGAGTCCTCTGTGTTGGCCAAAACTGCAGAGTGGACACAACTACGTGCCCAACAGATTTTTGTAGCAGTGAAAAAGCCAGTCACACACTACCGTACTGAAGCTGAGGCCATTCGTCATTCCAGCGAACTAGAAAATATTCAGCAAAAGATTCAGGCCAAGCAGGCTGAAACAGATCCCTATGCTGAACACTTGGCAGACAACACCGCTGAGGATCCTGGTGCAGCACCGGTCACACACTACGACACTGAGGCCAAAGCAGTCAAGCACTCTACCATGGTCACTAGCCTGCTGCAACAGATCACCACCAAACATGCGGAAACTGATCCTTATGCTGAACAAATTGTGGACATGCAACAGTCTGCCATGCAACAGATTGTGTATGATCAACTCAACCACTTGGTTAGAGTACAGGACCACCAGGAGTTCTTGCTCAAGCTTTTGACTAGCAAAGATTCGTTTATTCGCAAAAAAATCATTGATCAGAACTTGAGTTATCTCAACAGCAGACTCACACACTACCTGGATCGTATTGGATTGCCGCACACTGTGACGTTTCAAAACGATCTCACTGTGTTGATTGAAGAACTGGGTCGAGAACTAGACTTTGACAATCTCAGCCGTGGCGAACGCAACCGATTGATCCTCAGCATGAGCTGGGCGTTTCGTGATGTGTTTGAAAGCTTGTACCAGCCTATCAACCTGTTGTTCATTGACGAGCTGATTGATTCAGGTCTGGACACAGCAGGTATGGAAAGCTCATTGGCCATTCTCAAACAAATGAGTCGCGAACGTCACAAGAGTGTGTGGCTTGTGAGTCACCGCGATGAACTAGCAGGACGTGTGGAAAATATTTTGAGAGTGGTCAAAGAAAACGGCTTTACCAGCTACAACACCGATGTTGACCTTGCGTGATATACAAGTGCTGCATCTTGAGCCCACTGATGTGTGCCAGGCAGCCTGTCCACTGTGCTGGAGAGAAACTGACAAAAATTTTAACAAAAATTTATATCATCATTTGACAGTTGCACAAATTCTTGATGTGTTTGATCAAACAAAAATAAAAAATCTTCACAAGATGTTCATGTGCGGCAACTATGGCGATCCAGCAGCTGGAAAATTTACATTGGATATCTATCAGGAATTTAGAAAAATCAATCCTGATATCACGTTGGGGATGAACACCAATGGTGCACTACAGAATCCATCCTGGTGGCAGCAGTTAGCATCAATTTTGAATCGGCCAACGGACTATGTTGTTTTTAGCATAGACGGTCTTGAAGATACCAACCATGTCTATAGAAAAAATGTATCCTGGAAAAAGCTATTGAACAATGCTTCGGCTTTTGTTGGTGCAGGCGGCTCAGCACACTGGGACATGTTGGTATACCAGCACAACGAACATCAGGTTGATTTTTGTAGAAATCTAGCCAAAGACATGGGCTTTACCTGGTTTCGTGCAAAAGTAAGCAAGCGGCCATTTATTGACAATTTGGCACCTCCGTTGACTTTGAAGTCCTTTGACACAGTGCAGGGCAACACAATCAAATGTCATGCGTTGGTAGACAAAAGTTTGTACATTGATGCACGGGGTATTGTTAAACCCTGCTGCTGGCTTGGCAATTACAACACAGAAATTAAAGATATTGACGAAGTTGCGGTCACGTGGCACACTGCTAATCCTTACAAAGTGTGCAAGCAATCATGCTCGGTGGCCAATGAAAAAACAGTATTTGAACATCAATGGAGAATTGAAGAACAATTTTAGTAATCAACCCAGTAAAATCATCATCCGCAGGCAACATAGATAACTACAACACAAAGGCAACACTGCAAACTCACACATGACTTGGTATTATCAAAACACTCTAGTCGAGACATTACCTGAAGAATGTGTGGGATTTGTATACTTAATCACCAATAATCTATCTGGACGCAAGTACATAGGCAAAAAATTAGCAAAATTTAGTCGGACAACTCAAAAGACAGTCAAGCAAAAAAACGGCATCAAAAAGAAAAAGAAAGTTCGCAGCAAGGTCGATTCAGACTGGCGCGAGTACTACGGTTCTAGCCCGGAACTTTCTCGAGACATTGAACAATTAGGCACCGAAAACTTTACCAGACAAATACTTTACTTTTGCAAAAGCAAGGCAGAATGCAGCTATGTTGAAGCCCGCGAACAGTTTGCAAGACAAGTATTGGAATCACTAGATTATTACAACGGCCATATACAAGTAAGAGTACATGGCTCCCATATCATAAATCGAATTTAATCAGCAGTTGATGGCTTGCACAGGCCAATATCGTGTGCTCTTGACCTGGATCACGGATCTCAGGGATGGAAGTCTTGCCGCTGCAGCAAGCACTCAGCAACTATCCTTGACCGGACGACGATCGCCAAATGCTGCGGTTTTGCTGTTTGAAGATGAATAACAAGCCAAAAAGACGCATGAGTGATCATGCACGTTTGTACACATGTTAGCGTGTGTGGTACAAACCGCCGTTGTGATAAAGACGCAGCTCGAGGTACAGGACAACCGCCTCTGCAATGCTGTAACGCTAAGTGACTTGCCCGACTCGGATGAAGTTTCTTTGCCCTGTGCGGGCAAAGTGTGACCATGAGATCTGGATGAAGCATTAGATTGTTTATCAAACAATAGATTAACGAGCGATAGCGAAGTTAATAGACTTACGAAGTAAGTCTCTGAGTTGAGGTCAATAAAAAGAAATTTAAAGATTCTTGTGATACATATGTTGCACAAGGAATGCGTATGATAGATCATGAAGTAAAAAATTTTTATCAAGCTGTTAAAGATTCTAGTTGGCCGGACATACAAACATATTTTGATTTTACTCAGTTGCCTGCACACATCAAAAATGAGTGCAATGAATTGCACAATTTTCAACCAATGAAAATTCTTGGATATGGAAAATTTATAGGCAACACCAGGGTGTGGGTACACAAAGATCTAGCATTTGTTCCAATTCCCAAATGCGGACTAGTATATTATGCTAACTTATTTTCAAGTTTGGGCTGGGAAAGAAAATTGGTGTCTGACATTGATATCAAAACAACTAAATTTTTTGGAACAATGATGCATCCGTTGTCTCGATGGCTTAAAGGTATAACTCAGTGGTTGGTATTTTCTTATGCACACGAGCCACACCCAACAAAACACGGCGTTGCAATGGTTCATACTGATCGTACCATCAACTGGGAAAAACTAAAACAACAACTGAATGATATTAATTTTCAGCAGATATTGAGAACTATATCCATCGGCGATGTGCATTCAGAACCGTATTCAACAATGTTTGGTCCGTTCCTGGATCAAGTGCATTGGATTCCAATGGATGTCATGAGTGACAATGATGCAAAGATCAGCATGATGAACTTTTTTAAACTACAAGGGCACAATATCACGCTGCCGCTGGGTGACAGCAGACGGCATGTATCAAGTGAAAATCAAATTGAAATATTTAATTTGATTAAGGAGATAACCATGGATGATGCTACTCTTCATTATACCCTGCACAGATTTTTTATCAACGATCTATCGTTTTACTACAATCTGTTGGACACATTTAAGTCTGACTGGCAACATATAACGTCTTGATCAAAACTGATCAGGCCAGTCCCTGAACAATGCATGTTGAATATCACCTGATACAAATTGATTGAAGCTCTTGTGTTTGACTTCAAGTTCGCCTTCTAGAGGTGCCACACGTCGGAATGCTGAATCCATTTGAGCCATGCCTGTGAACTCCATCAAGATCATCCATTCAGGCATGTCTGCAATACTGCGGAACCCCATTTTGCAACGTGTTATTCTATAGCTTTCCATTTTGCCTTCTGAGATCAAGTGATCAAAGAAACTTTTCATTCCGTTGACCCAATCAAGATCAGAAATGTCGCCTTCTTTGTTTGCCCAAATTGTGTATAAGTCTGCCATGTGTTTACTCCAGTGGTCCTAGTATTTCAAACCCGTCTATGTTGAACATATAAGGTGCTATGGATTCAAAATACATAAATCTAAATCCACGTTCTCGGTATAATGCACATTCGTTTTCAAAACTGCGTATACCTAATCTCAGTTTGGGATTCCTGTAGTCCCAGGCATGGTGATCACATACCACACTGTGTTGATCCCATACACGATACATGCTCCAGGCCACTAGTTTGTTGTTGTCTTGATACCCCCAAACTTCAGTACCAGGTACCAAAAATCTGCCAGGGATCATGGGCATTACACTGTGGAAATTTTTGTGAGCACAGTAAGCACGATACACTCGTAGTACATCGTCCACCGGAACAGGATCCAGCAGCTGGTGATCAAGTGATACTTGATACTGTGTTTTGTCAAGATCAATTCGAGCAAAAGTCATGCTCATGACCGTGGATCAGTCCGATGCCGAAACAGTGTTTCTAGATACTGCTCTGGCCATGTATGATAGAAACCTTTTTGTGCCATTAGTTGTGCTTTGACATCAAGATCGCTGAGACTTTGGCACATGGCCAAGGCATAGGTTCCTTGATTCATGCACACACCGTTTACTATTTCGGGATCTGCAGGATGATCTTCCAGCACAATCATGTCAGCAGCCAACAAAAAATCTTGATTGGCCTGCTCTAGTGCTAGTGCAAATAACTCACGTGGCTGTGCTACAGGATCATAAGCATAGATCACTACCTGTGCTGCGCCCAGGCCTTGTGTGCACAACTGCTCAAGATCACTGCGAGGATTTGTACCAATGCGAATATCCACTTGATTGTTGAGTCTAGCACGGCGAGCATATGGGCACGGTGACCAGTTGCCCAGCGCAGGGTGCGTCTGTTCTAAAAAGTTTTCAGACCAGCTCAGTATGGCTTGTTTGACTTGTTCTAAATTCATTGTTAGAAGAAAGGTAATTTGCTATTCTTGGTTGTTTCAAGATTGTCTTTGATCAGATCACTGACCATTTTGCGTTCATTGTGACTCATTTGCATTACGTCTTCGTAGGTTGCGCCGCCGCGCATGTACCAAGACATTTTTAAACTCTGCTTGCGAATTGAATCAGCCTCCTCGTCCATTTGATCAATCATGGCAGAGATTTCGTCAGCAGATAACTTTAGGAGGCGTCCGCGAAAAAACTTGCTTGGTCCATGGTCAACTGTTGACTATATTTGTGATGACACTCGGCACATTCCATATCCAGCGGTTGAATCTCGCTGTCTTGTCTGAGACTGACAATGTGATTTTTTATGGTATTGAACAATGAACGATCACAATTGTTGATAAACTCGTGAATATGTTCAGGCTCGGTCACTAGAGCATGTGGAGTGCGAATAGATGCAATGCTCCATTTTAGTGCTTCCATGGTCAACTCTGTGATTGTTTTCAAACTAGTGTTGAGTTCGGCTATTTTTTCAGCATCGCTTAGGTCACTGGTTTGCACTACCTGAATGCGTTTTTGTTGCTCAAATTGATTTTGATTGCTGGTGTTCTGATTCTCGTAGGTCATGGGGCGAAATGCAATAGACAAGTCGCCGTGCTTGATCTCTTGATGAAAATCACCGCTTTTGAGTTTGTCTAGCACTGTTCTCAAGTCCAGTGAGTATTCTGAATCTGTATTGCATTCAGGGCAAGTTGACATGATTTCCATGCTGTGACCATAGCTGGCAATTCTAATGGCCACCAGCACAGCATTTAGATCTACCACAGGCATTTGCCATGCGTTTCGTATGTCAGGAATACAACTCTGAATCACATTGATCACAGCTTGACCGTTGTACAAGGTGTCGGGGGTGCGATATGTGATTTCGTCAATGGCTGTCATGGGATACACAGGCAATTCTTTAGTTGCTGGATAATTCAAACTGCCCTCAGGCCAAAACTCGCTTTGGCTGGGCAGTCGTAAATGAATAGCAGGTTGTCTAAAAAATTGTTTCAGCGGGTTTGAAGATTGGGTCATAAATCACCTATAAATATAAGTTACTTATAGGTAAAAACACATGGCCGACATAAATCTAGAAACTGAACGATTAGCAGATGCAATGGCAGAAGTCAGCCGTCAGATGGCCGAATACGGACAAGTGACCAAAGACACCCAGGCAAAAGCATTTGACGCCAGCATGAAGCTCAAGTATGGTTTTGATAATGCCAGCGCGGCTGTCAATAAATCTGGTCAAGCAGTAGGACATCTGGCCAAAGCAGCCGCTGAAGCTGGCAAATCCATGTACAACAATCAAAAAGGAGCATCGGCATTTAACAGCACTTTGGAGTCTGCTGGAACTGCTGTACAGGCATTTGGCGCAGCGTTGATGCTGCTGGGTGGCCCAATCACTATGCTAGTTGGTGGCCTAGCCATACTCACTGGCGGTGTTATCAAATTTGGCAAAACCATCAATGAACAAAGTGATGCCTTGTATAAAGGATTTCAAGATCTGTCTAGATCGGGGGGTGCTGCGTCCGATGGCATGACAGGTCTGTTTAGCGACATTCAGAAACTGGGACTGGGATTTCAAGACCTGGAGGGTTTTACCAGACTCATAGGAGAAAGCAGCAGAGACTTAGCTAATTTTGGCGGATCAGTATTTAAAGGACGTCAGGAATTTGCCAAAATTGGCCAAGTAATGGAACCGTTTCGCCAGGGGCTATTCAATGCAGGCATGACACAAGAGCAGGTGAATGAAGGTACCATGGCCTATCTAAGCCTGCAGACCAGACTGGGTAGATCACAATCCTTGACTACAAATCAGCTGGCCGATGGAGCCAACAAATATCTAGTGGAAATGGATGCACTGACCAAACTCACTGGTGCCAATCGCAAAGACATTGAAGATCAACGCAAAGAGGCCATGCTTGAAGAACAGTTCAGGGCCAAACTTAGACAACTGGAGTTGTCCGGGCGCAAAGAAGATGCTGACCGACTGAGAAAATACAATGACCTAATGACAGCTATCAATCCTGCTCTGGGCAAAGGTATCAGAGCACTTTCAACTGGAAATATTGCTGCAGATGAAGCTCAGCGACTGTTTCTCACCAGTTCAGGACAGGCCGCAGTTGATCTAGAAAAAGTCATGGCCGGAACCTTGCCCATGGGAGAAGCTGCTGACAGAACCACAGCGGCCATTGGTCAGTTCAGTGACGGTATTGGTGTGAATGTGGCCATGCTCAAGGCCAATGATCAGTCTTTTATGAGTTTTGCTGATCAGCAAGACATACGAATTGCTAGAGAAAAAGGATTTTCTGAAACACTAGACAAAATAAACAAGGATGCAATCAGGCAAGGAGTCACTGGCAAAACTGCAGCAGACAAAGCACAACAACAACAAACAGAGATGCGACTCAGCCAGCAAAAGTCTATGTTGTCTCTACAACGCCTGGTCAACATAGGCGTAGCGCCGGCCACAACAGCAATGGCATTTTTTGCCAAGGTAGTGGCCAATGTGAGTCTTGGTCTCGAAAAATTCATGAACAGATTTGGCCTGGGTCCAGATCGTGAATTGACCGAGGCCGAAGTAAAAGCCAATGCTGAACTGAAAAAGCATCAAGATGAAATAATGGCTCTAGAAAGAAAACGTCTACAGGCCAAAACCGATGCTGACAAAAAATTAGTTGACGTAGAAATTAAAGCTGCTAGACAAAGAGCAACAGCCGCAAGCCAAGTAGCAAGAGAAACCAAAAAGAAAGCAGAGGCCGATTACGCTGCTGGAAAGGCTGGAGGTGCTACTCAAGGCGCTGCACAAGAAGCAGCAGCAGCAGGTGCTCCGTCGGGTGCTACTACTATGTCACAATCAGGGCTGGCCGAATCAGGACTAAAACTTCGTCCCTCAGGCGGCGACATACAAAAAGACAATGCAGTGATAAGTCCAAAACTGATTGAGTTGGCCAAAAAAATACAAGAATCAATACCTAATTTTGGATATTTTTCAGGATTCAATGACAAATATCACCACTCACTTGACTATGCCAGCAAACACACTGATGGCATGGCTCTGGACTTTGCACTCAACAACCGCCCTGGCAAAGAACAAGGTGAAGAAATTGTTGGCGATATCAAATCAATGGGTGCCAACAAGGTCTTAGACGAATACAACAATCCAAGTTCAAAAGCTAAAGGAACGGGACATATTCACGTTGAAATTCCTAAATTTGCAGATGGCGGCATTACTACAGGTCCAAGTTTAGCTGGTGAAGCAGGGCCCGAAGCAGTGATACCATTAAAAAATGGTGCTGTGCCGGTAGCCCTGGACATGAAAAATAAAAAACAGCCAGCGCCTATAAAATTGGATTTGAACAACGTAATGGCCGAAGGTGGTATTGGACCATCGATAATGGGTTATAATCAGTACACTGGTATTAATCGATCTGAAGTGGCCACAAATCAATACATGTCCACTGATCTCAACGCTCTCAAGGAGATTGCAGCTGCCGTTGGGGTGTTTGACAAGGCCACACAAACCATTACTGACCCTGCTACCTGGAAAGAAATTTTACATAGTGGACTGGTAACAAATTTTGATCTAGGAATAATACAGCTGGGAACCAAGGTACTTCCAGAACTTGGTGCAGACATTGCAGCAAGAATTAAGGAACTTCAAGAACAAAACAACACAGATACCAGTACAGCATTGTCACAGGTAAAAAAAGAATTTTCAGACGCCATGCGAGAAGCTGTGGCACAAATGTTCAGCAGCAAAGGAGATACTTATATGCCTGGCCTGGAACACCTGGCAGAAGCCATGCAAGAAATGGCACGCACCAATAACAGTCAGTTAGCCGTCATGCAAAAGATGCTGGCTGCCAGCTACTAAACGGTAAATAAACAACTATGGCAGATAAAAATTCTCAAGGCTGGCGCAAGTATTTCAAGGTAGCAGATACATCAGGACAGCTGAGTCCTATATCAGGCAAAAATCAGTACGGCCTAGATGGCTACCCCAAAAATGACGGTACCAACAGTGTGGCACAAGCAGACTTTGTGTTCCGCAACTATGCCAGCCGCTTGCCTGAAGTGTACTCAGGTCACCCCAATCGCATTGAACGCTACAATCAGTACGAAAACATGGACATGGATAGTGAAATCAATGCATGTTTGGACATCATTGCAGAGTTTAGCACACAGTTGAACCAGTCAAACGGCACACCATTTGACGTGAACTACAGTGACACACCCACTGATCATGAAATCAGCATTATTAAAAAACAACTACAGCAGTGGGTCAAGCTGAACAAACTAGACCAACGTGCGTTCAAATTGTTCCGTAACACCATCAAGTACGGCGATCAGATCTTTGTGCGTGATCCTGAAACATTTGAAATGATGTGGGTGGACATGAGCAAAGTGGCCCGAGTGATTGTGAATGAGTCAGAAGGCAAGAGACCTGAACAGTATGTGATTCGCGACATCAATCCCAACTTTCAAAACATGACTGTGGCCGCCAAGACCACCACAGACTACATGACCAACCCCACTACCGGCAGCATCACAGGTGCCTCAAACTACACCATGCCCAATGGCGGATCTGGAGGCGGTGTGGGCAACAGCAGATTTACACAGGCACAAAACGAAGTGTGCCTGGATGCCAAACATGTGGTGCACATGAGTCTCAATGAAGGTCTGGATGTGTTCTGGCCATTTGGACGCAGTGTACTAGAACAAATTTTCATGGTCTACAAGCAGAAACAACTGCTGGAAGATGCTGTGTTGATCTATCGTGTGCAACGTGCTCCTGAACGTAGAATTTTCAAGATTGACGTGGGCAACATGCCCAGCCACTTGGCCATGGCATTTGTGGAACGTGTCAAAAACGAAATGCATCAGCGGCGCATTCCTACCACATCAGGTGGCGGAAACAACATGATGGACAGCAGTTACAATCCACTTTCAATCAACGAAGATTACTTTTTCCCTCAGGGTCAAGACGGCCGCGGATCAAGCGTGGAAACACTGCCCGGAGGCCAGAATCTAGGCGAAATTGATGACTTGAAGTATTTCAACAACAAAATGGCTCGTGGCCTGCGTGTGCCATCCAGCTATTTGCCCACAGGACCTGATGACTCGGACCGTGTGACCAGCGACGGCAAGGTAGGCACAGCCTTGATTCAAGAATATCGTTTCAATCAATACTGCGAGCGACTGCAAGCACTCATAGCACAAAAGCTAGACGACGAATTCAAGATGTTTTTGAAATGGCGCGGATTCAACATTGATTCAGGCCTGTTTAGTCTGCGTTTTAACCCGCCACAGAACTTTGCCAGCTATCGTCAGAGCGAACTAGACAATACTCGTATTCAAGCGTTTTCAGGACTTGAGCCCCTGCCTTACCTGTCAAAGCGATTCTTGCTGGAACGATTCTTGGGTTTGACCGAAGAAGAAATACAGAAAAATGAAAAACTCTGGCGTGAAGAACGTGACAATCCTAACATGCAGCCAGCACAAGGTGCTGACCTGCGCAGCGTGGGCATCTCGCCTGGTGCCCTAGAAACTGACATAGGCACTGGCGAAGAAATTGCAGCAATGGAACCAGCAGGCGGACTTGACATGACTGCACCTGTGGCAGCACCTGGACAAGCCCCTGCACCTGGTGCAGTGCCAGGCGCTGCCACAGCCCCAGCTGCATAAATAACCGTATGATACTGCAAGAATTTTTCAACAAAGAGCCCAAAGCATATCAGGATGTGAAGCAAGACAACAGTCAGCCGCAACTGGGTGATCTGCGAAAAACTTACTTGACCTTGCGGCAACTCAACAAACTGCGAATGATGAATGACATTCGCCAAGTAGAGTACAAAGAAAAACTCAAACTGGTGCGTCAGCAGTATGCACCGCCTGCACAACCTGCAATGTAAAAATTGCTTGGTCGGGCAATTTATCGCCGTTTTTGCATCTAAAAGCACCAACTTTTCAACTCCTGTGTAAATAACATTACACTTTACCTATAGGAGTTTTCTTATGAACCAATTTGAACAATTGATCGAATACGTGATCAATGATGACGAGCAAAAAGCTCGCGCACTTTTCCACGACATTGTTGTGGGCAAAAGCCGCGAGATTTACGAAAGCCTAATGGCTGAAGAAGAGCTTGAAGAAGCTCAAGACGATGATCTTGAAGAAGGCGCCATGGGCGGAGACGCTGCTGACGATCTAATTGACGACGTTGAAGCTGAAGAACAAGACGACATGAGCATGGAAGCTGAAGGCGACAACGACATGGGCGACGACGACATGGGCGACGACGACATGGGCAACGGCGAAGAAGATCTAGAAGACCGTGTGATGGATCTGGAAGACAAGCTGGACGAACTCATGGCAGAATTTGAAGACCTCATGGGTGGTGACGACATGGGCGACGGCGACGGTTTTGGTCCTGATGAAGGTGGCGATGCTATCGAAATGGACGACACAGAAGAAATGATGCCTGAAATGGGCAACTACGGCATGATGGAGAACGTGAGTCTCAAAGCAGCCCCAAAGCCAGTTACTGCTGAAGAAGGCGGCGTCAACAAGAAATCCACAGTGGCTGCAAATGCAGGCGCAAAAGGCCCAATTGGCAGCACAGTCAAGCCTGTGAGCACAACCGGTGCCGAAGCACAAGGTCGTGCTGCACCAACTACTAAAGATCTTATTGGCCGAGTAGGTAATACTCCTGCTCAAGGCACCCAGAAGCCCAGCGCTGCTGTCAAGCCCAAAACAGGCCAAGAAGGCGGCGTAAACAACAAGTCGATTGTGCCAGGCAAGCACAACTAAAAAAATGACTTACCTAAAAGAACAACTTACCTTCCACCAAGCCAACATTCAGGTTCTTGAAGAATCTGATGTCAGCGGGGGTAAGAACCTTTATCTCAAAGGTATTTGTATTGAAGGTAACAAACGCAACGCCAACGACCGAATATATCCCATACACGAGATTACTCGTGCAGTCACCACCATAAACCAACAGATCAAAGAAGGCAATTCAGTCTTAGGTGAAGTGGACCATCCGGATGATTTAAAAATCAACCTTGATCGGGTTTGCCACAGTGTTGACGGTATGTGGATGGAAGGTGATGCAGGACACGGCAAACTTAGAATTCTTCCCACTCCCATGGGTGATCTAATCAAGACATTGCTACAATCCGGAGTCAAACTCGGAGTGTCAAGCCGCGGCAGCGGCAACGTTGACGACAGAACAGGACATGTAAGTGACTTTGAAATAGTCACTATAGATGTGGTTGCCCAACCCAGCGCACCGAATGCTTATCCCAAAGCTATCTACGAAGGTATGATGAACATGAAATATGGTCACAGATTGCTGGAGATTGCCAAAGATGCTGGTCAGGACAACAAAGTGCAGAAGTACTTGAAAAGCGAAGTGATTCGTCTGATCAAGGACCTGAAAATCTAAGGAGAATCTACTAATGTTAGATGCAATCAAACCATTGCTAGATAGCGACTTGATCACCGAGGAAACTCGTACAGAGATCACTGAAGCTTGGGAAGCCAAGTTAAGTGAAGCTCGCGAACAAGCCCGCGCAGAACTTCGTGAAGAGTTTGCGCAACGCTATGAGCACGACAAAACAGTCATGGTTGAAGCCCTGGATAGAATGGTAACAGAAGGACTCCAAGCAGAACTTCAACAAGTGGTGGCTGAAAAGCAAACCCTTGCTGAAGACCGCGTTCGTTTCCAAGGCAAGATGAAAGAAAGTGCCACCAAGTTCAACAACTTCATGGTGACCAAGCTTGCAGAAGAAATTGGCGAACTGCGTAAGGACCGAAAGATGCATAATGAAGGACTCGAAAAACTCGAGAACTTTATGGTGCATGCTCTAGCTCGTGAGATTCAAGAATTTGCTCAAGACAAGCGTGATGTAGTTGAAACCAAAGTACGTTTGGTTCGCGAAGCACGTAGCAAGCTTGAAACACTCAAGGCACGTTTCGTAAAAGAAAGTGCCAACAAAATGAGCCAGGCTGTTAGCCGTCATCTCAAGGCCGAACTGACACAATTGCAAGAAGATATCAAAATTGCTCGTGAGAACAATTTTGGTCGTCGTATCTTTGAAGCGTATGCTACTGAATTTGGCGCTACTCACTTGAATGAGAATGCCGAAGTTCGCAAGCTGCATAGTCTGCTGCAACACAAAGACGGGCAATTGTCAGAAGCCATCAAACTCACTCAACGAGCCCGAGTCGTTGTTGAGTCCAAAGAACGTGAAATACGTATGATCAGAGAATCCAATGAGCGTGAAAGCACAATGGAAATGCTGTTGACCCCACTAAACCGGGAAAAACAAGACGTCATGCGTAATTTACTGGAGAGCGTACAAACATCTCGTTTGAAAAACGCCTTCGAAAAGTATCTACCAGCAGTGTTGGAAGATCGAACTGTGAGAGCCGCCAAGGTGATTACAGAATCGGTTACCGAAGTTACTGGAGATAAATCTGTTCCAAGTAGTCACCAGGAAGACCGCGAAGCCAAAAGCAACGTGATCGACCTCAAGCGCCTGGCAGGGTTATAATTAATTATAGGAGACTTAAATGTCACAAGAACTATTAGAAAGCCGCTGGGGCGAGACCAAAGAAGCACTGCTTGAAGGTCTAAACGGTACCAAGCGCAACAGCATGGGTGTTATCCTTGAAAACACCCGCAAGTACTTGAAGGAAAACGCTTCCTCAGGTTCTACCGCAGCAGGTAACATTGCTACATTGAACCGTGTTATTCTTCCAGTTATCCGTCGTGTTATGCCTACCGTTATTGCTAACGAGTTGGTTGGCGTTCAGCCCATGACTGGTCCTGTTGGTCAAATTCACACTCTACGTGTGCGTTATGCCCAGAGCTTGACTGACAACTCAGCAGCCGCTACTTCTGTAACAGCTGGTGAAGAAGCACTAAGCCCATTCAAGATTGCTCAGGCTTACTCCACAGTACCACAAGGTACTGCCACAGCTACCAGCTACAACGGTGCTGCTACCGCAACAATGGAAGGTACTGGCGGTAAGCAAATTTCCGTTCAGATCTTGAAGCAAGCTGTTGAAGCCAAGACACGTAAATTGCAAGCACGTTGGACATTTGAAAGTGCCCAAGACGCTCAAGCAATGCACGGTATTGACGTTGAAGCTGAGATCATGGCTGCTCTTGCACAAGAGATCACAGCTGAGATTGACCAAGAGATCCTGTTGAGCCTGCGTAGCCTTGCTGCTACCGAGTTCACATACAACCAAGCTACTGTTTCTGGTACTGCTACATTCGTTGGTGACGAACACGCTGCTCTAGCTGTGTTGATCAACCGTGTTGCTAACCTGATCGCCCAACGTACACGTCGTGGCGCTGGTAACTACGCTGTTGTTAGCTCTGCTGCACTCACAGTGTTGCAAAGTGCTACAACTAGTGCGTTTGCTCGTACTACAGAAGGCACATTCGAAGCACCTACAAACACCAAGTTTGTTGGTACACTGAACGGCGCAATGCGTGTGTTCGTTGACTCTTATGCATCTGACACAACTCCTGTGTTGGTTGGTTACAAAGGAAGTTCGGAAGCTGACGCTCCTGCGTTCTACTGCCCGTACATTCCGTTGATGAGCTCTGGTGTTGTTCTTGACCCAACAACATTCGAACCAGTCGTGAGCTTCATGACAC